GTCGATGCCGATAAATTGCTTGCTGCATCACGTGGTGAATTTGTTGACGGAATTAGCGACCCGAACGATCCGAAATGGGTTAAGGGGATCCAGACTCGCGATTCTGTGTACCAGAACCAGCCAGAAACGGAACAAAACACGCCAGAAACGGAAAAAACCAGCCCGGATGTGAAACAACCTGAGCCAGTAGTGCAACAGGAACCGGAAATAGTCTGCAATGCCTGCGGTCAGACTGGCGGGGATAACTGCCCTGACTGTGGTGCGGTGATGGGCGACGCAACATACCAGGAAACATTCGATGAAGAGAATCAGGTTGAAGCTAAGGAAAATGATCCGGTGGAAATGGAAGGCACAGAACATACGCACAATGAGAATGCTGGCAGCGATCCGCATCGCGATTGCAGTGATGAAACTGGCGAAGCAGCAGCTTCATCATTAGAAAAACTCGACTGGAAAAGACAAGTGGTGATTGCGGCGGTTTACGGTTTATGTGCGAATCCTGCAGGTATAGCCTCAGCGCCATTAATTCCGGATATTGCAATGATGATCGCAAACAAACTTGAAAATTTTGGGGTAACGGATGATGAGCACATGCCCGATTTTTGATCGCATTGAAGAGCTGGCATGGTCACGCCACTACCAGAAGATCGTTCGCGAAGAAAAAGAAACGGAACTGGCGGACGACCTGGAAAAAGGTCTGCCCCAGCACCTGTTTGAATCGCTCTGCATCGACCATTTGCAACGCCACGGTGCCAGCAAACAGGCAATCAGTCGCGCATTTGATAACGATGTTGAATTTCAGGAACGCGTGGCGGAGCACATCCGGTACATGGTTGAAACCATTGCTCGTCACCAGGTTGATATTGATTCAGAGGTATAAAACGAATGAGTACAGCACTTGCAACACTGGCCGGGAAGCTGGCTGAACGCGTCGGCATGGATTCTGTCGACCCGCAGGAACTGATCGCCACTCTTCGCCAGACGGCATTTAAAGGTAATGCCAGCGATGCGCAATTCATTGCGCTGCTGATCGTCGCCAACCAGTACGGACTTAATCCGTGGACGAAAGAGATTTACGCCTTCCCTGATAAGCAGAACGGCATTGTTCCGGTGGTGGGCGTTGATGGCTGGTCCCGCATCATAAATGAAAACCAGCAGTTTGATGGCATGGACTTTGAGCAGGACAATGAATCATGTACATGCCGGATTTACCGCAAGGACCGTAATCATCCGATCTGCGTTACCGAGTGGATGGATGAGTGCCGTCGCGAACCATTCAAAACCCGAGAAGGCAAAGAAATCACCGGACCGTGGCAGTCGCATCCCAAACGGATGTTACGGCATAAAGCCATGATTCAGTGTGCCCGTCTGGCCTTCGGATTTGCTGGTATTTATGACAAGGATGAAGCCGAGCGCATTGTCGAAAATACCGCATGCACTGCAGAACATCAACCGGAACGCGACATCACTCCGGTTAACGAGGAAACCATGCAGGAGATTAACACTCTGCTGATCGCCCTGGATAAAACATGGGATGACGACTTATTGCCGCTCTGTTCCCAGATACTTCGCCGCGACATTCGCGCATCGTCAGAACTGACACAAGCCGAGGCGGTAAAAGCTCTTGGATTCCTGAAACAGAAAGCCGCAGGGCAGAAGGTGGCAGCATGACACCAGACATTATCCTGCAGCGTACCGGGATCGACGTGAGAACTGTCGAACAGGGAGATGATGCGTGGCACAAATTACGGCTAGGTGTCATCACAGCTTCAGACGTTCACAACGTGATAGCAAAACCCCGCTCAGGAAAAAAGTGGCCAGACATGAAAATGTCCTACTTCCACACCTTGCTTGCCGAGGTTTGCACCGGTGTGGCTCCTGAAGTTAACGCTAAGGCGCTGGCCTGGGGAAAACAGTACGAGAACGACGCCAGAGCCCTGTTTGAGTTTACTTCCGGCGTGGATGTTACTGAATCCCCGATCATCTATCGCGACGAAAGTATGCGTACCGCCTGCTCTCCGGATGGTTTATGCAGTGACGGCAACGGCCTTGAGCTGAAATGCCCGTTCACCTCCCGGGATTTTATGAAGTTCCGGCTCGGTGGTTTCGAGGCCATAAAGTCGGCTTACATGGCCCAGGTGCAGTACAGCATGTGGGTGACGCGAAAAGATGCCTGGTACTTTGCCAACTATGACCCTCGTATGAAGCGTGAAGGCCTGCATTATGTCGTGGTTGAGCGGGATGAAAAGTACATAGCGAGTTTTGACGAGATGGTGCCGGAGTTCATCGAAAAAATGGACGAGGCACTGGCTGAAATTGGTTTTGTATTTGGGGAGCAATGGAAATGAGCGCAGCCACAAAGCTCACAGGAGAAAAACCAGTTCGATACACAAAAGTCAAACCATGTCCATTTTGTGGTTGTCCATCAGTAACGGTGAAAGCCATTTCAGGATATTACCGAGCGAAGTGTAACGGATGCAAATCCCGAACCGGTTATGGTGGAAGTGAAAAAGAAGCACTCGAAAGATGGAATAAACGAACCACTGGAAATAATAATGGAGGTGTTCATGTATAAAATTACCACCACTATTGAAAAGGAAGGTGGTTCTCCTACCAACTGGACAAGGTACTCAAAAACAAAGTTAACCAAATCAGAATGCGAAAAAATGCTCTCAGGTAAAAAAGAAGCAGGCGTTTCCAGAGAGCAGAAAGTAAAACTGATAAATTTTAATTGCGAGCAACTTCAGTCCTCGTGAATTGCATTGTATTCAAATTAAAACTTCATAGCTGATTATTAAAAATCAACCACGCCCGCCAGTATTCTGTATATTTACTGGCGGTCATATCGTAAGAGGTATGGCAATGAATCTTGTGACACTCAAAACGTGGGGGAAACTCAGATATCCGGATAACCCACCATCAATATCAACGCTGAGACGGTGGGCCAGGAATGGAAATATTTATCCCGCACCTGAACTGCACGGGAGGAGTTACAGGGTGGATCCGGAGGCATTCTATATCAACCCAAATAAGTTTGATACCGATATAACAAACCATCAGCCTACTGGTCGGCAAGGGAGAGACAGTCCGTTACTGGAGAAATTAAAAAATGCAGCGGAAAAAATACGATCCCAATTTGCCTAGAAACCTAACATATCGAAGAAGGGACAAAGCATACTACTGGCGCAATCCTCTGACAAAAGAAGAATTTACGCTAGGTAAAATTTCAAAAAGAGATGCGGTAGCACAGGCAATTGAAGCCAATCATTATATATACAAAACCTACTCTCCTGTAGCCTTAATTGAAAAACTTAAAGGGGGCGATTCATTTACTATGTCAAACTGGATCGAACGTTACAAAACGATTCTTATAAGGAGAAAAGTGTCCAGAAATACTTATAAAATTCGGGTAAATCAACTGGAGACAATAAAAGAAAAACTGGGAGGGATTTTACTGACAGAAATAACCACTCGCCATATTGCCGAGTTTCTTGATTCGTGGATTGAAGGAGGGAAAAACACGATGGCAGGATCAATGCGTTCTGTGTTATCTGATATGTTCCGCGAGGCCATTGTTGAAGGACGTATATCTCAAAATCCAGTAACGCCAACAAGAGCACCGAAAATAGTAGTTACAAGAGAACGACTGAAACTAAAGACATACAACTGCATCAGGGAGGCAGCAGACCAACTTCCGGCATGGTTCCCATTAGCTATGGACTTAGCCCTTGTAACAGGACAACGTCGCGAAGACATAACGAATATGCGGTTCAGTGATATTTATGATGATCGTCTCCACATCAGGCAAATTAAGACGGGAATGATGATTGCTATCCCCCTGTCACTCAACCTTCCGGTCGCTGGATTACGGCTTGGTACAATAGTTGAACGGTGCCGCCTGGTAAGTAGGGGGGATTATCTAATCAGTGCCGGGATTAGAAAAAACAGCCCTGACGGCAGCATTCACCCGGATGGCCTGACAAAAAAATTTGTCGCAGCCAGAAAATTAACAGGTATCCAGTTCAGTGAAAACCCACCAACTTTTCACGAGATCAGAAGTCTGGCTGGACGATTGTACAAAGAGACATGTGGAGAAGAATTTGCTCAGCGTCTACTTGGCCACACATCGGAGAAGACAACAAAAATGTATCTTGATGAGAGAGAAAAAACGTACTTACTGCTCTGATTTTAACGTAAATGGATTGTTAAATGTATTTTGGTTGTGATATAACCAAAAAAGACCGGAATACAGAAATTCGAGTAAATTTCGGGGAATTTCGGGGAGACGTTTGCAACCAATTGATTTTAAATACAATTAAAAAAAGACCGAATACGATTCCTGTATTCGGTCCAGGGAAATGGCTCTTGGGAGAGAGCCGTGCGCTAAAAGTTGGCATTAATGCAGGCTTAGTTGCCTAGCCCTTTAAGAATAGATGACGACGCCAGGTTTTCCAGTCCACACGAAAAGTGGTCAGAAAAAAGCGTCTTAATCATCGTTTTAAAAGTAAAAAAAACGCCCGATCTGATAAAAGATCCTGGGCGTTTTTTTTGGCAAATCAAAAGCCTAATTCAGGTAATCAGCAAAGTTTTTCAGCTCGTTCTATAAATGGCATCAGGCTCATTTTTTCACCGGGTTTGTTGGGATCTTCAATCTGGATCACTGAAATAGGCTGGGCCTTAGTCTTCCCACTGGAAACCTCTTTTTGCGCAACATCGTTCAAAGGGTATTGCACCAGGGTGCTGGGGTTAATGACATACAGCGCATTACCTGGTCGGCATGTCAACATCACTTCTTCGCGATTAAACGCCCATTTGTCTTTGCCAATTTCAAAACGGCTGACGGTAATTACCTGAGGAGCCGCCAGCGCCGCAGTGGAACTGGTGAGCAACAAAAACGCCAATATACTTTTTTTCATCAT